GGTTTCATTGTCGCGCCGTTTAAATTTCCCAGAAAATAGTTGGCTCGTTTACCCGACTAGTGTAAACATGACCACCCTCATTTGCGGGTATGCCGTTACACTCATTTGCGCCAATGAATACCCACATTTGAGGGCGGTTCGACTGCATCTTGTTGGTGCGCATAGAACGTCCTTTGTTTTCAACAACTTGCTTCGTATACCCAGATTGCGCTTGCTTTCCTGTTTACAAGGTGCTAGATTTCTGTTGAATAGGCTGTGGGTGGAAAGACGTACACCACCGGACCAGATTTGTAGTTTCCGCCGAACTCTCGGCGCTCCGGGCTCTAGCAGCAACCGGCTTTTGAATGTCCAAACTCCGCACTGAAATCAAAATCCTGAATCCTCCGCCGGGGACACGTTCGCTCACCAGCGAGAGCAGGGCGAGAAGGTACGTGAAGCAGGGGAGAGCGAGTTGGCAGGACGCCGCGCGTCTATCTATAAGGTTCGTGGAGCACGATCCTCGGCATCAGGCAATCGTGGTTGTGGTCGATAAGACGGCACCGGGGTATCTGGCTGCGTCACAGAAGCGGGCGAGTCATCTGGATACGTTGCTCGATCAGATGCTTCATGTTCCAATCCAACGTCGAGAAATGGCACTCGGCATGGGGAGATCCAAGCACAGATGACCGGCACGGAGTTGGCTAAGAAGGCCGGGATCTCGAAGATGCTTGTGAGCAGGAAGCGCCAGCAGGGGAAGAGCGACGCTGTGATCCTGGACGAAGCACGAGCACGCAGAGAGCATCAGGCAGTGCATGGTGATCCAGCAAAGAGGCCGGGCGCGAGGAAGGTTGGCAGGAAACCCGGCACAAAGAACAGAGCGCTGTCTATAGCGCCTGACTCACCTGCCTCGTCTGCATCGCCTGTCTCGACTGCTGTCTCCGAAGCCCTCCTCGCCGACATCGAATCACAGCACGACGCTGGCGAGAACTTCTTCAACGCCCAACGGCGTAAAGAGATCGCACTCGCTAATCTGCGTGAGCTGGAGGAGAAGCTGAAGTGTGGGTCGCTGATAGAGGTCGATGCCGTCCGCGTCGAGTGGGGCAAGCACATCAGTGCGGTCAAGAACTCCCTCCTCCTGCTCCCCTCGAAACTAGCTCCTAAACTAGCGTCATCCACCGAAGTTCTGAAGTGCCAACATCTGCTCGACAAAGCGTTACGCGACGTGCTTACTGAGCTTAGCGACTATCAAGCGAATGCTGCATGAGCGCTGCTGGAGTAGCCAAACGGGGAAGACCGAATCGGCGCCAGCGGCTCGTGGATACGCTACGTTCACTATCTGTAGGTCCGAATCGATCCTCCCAAACCTCTCAGACTATCTCGACTCTGCCTTCTTCCTCCGTCCATCCGCCCAGCAAAGCGTCCCAGCCCAACGCGCACTCCAAGCAACCAGCATCCTTACCGGCCTCGTCCTACGCAACGTATCCGGTCTCCTCCCTGGTTGCCGAGTGCGCGAAGGGCTGGGCGCCCCCGCGAGTGATGTCGGTGAGCGAGTGGGCCGACGAGAACTTAGTATTATCGCCCGAGTATGCGGCGGAACCCGGTCGTTGGAAGACGCTGCATTTCCAGAAGGAGATTCTGGATTCGATCTCAGATCCTTTGACATCACAGGTCGTCATCAGAGCTTCGACCCAGACGGTCAAAACTTCGGCGATAACAGCGGCGATCGGGTGGGCGATCGACACGGACCCTGGCCCTATCCTTGTTGTGCAGCCGCGCGGAGAGGATGCGAAGAAGTTCTCAAAGGAACGCATCGCGCCGATGATCCGCGACACTCCGGTGTTGGCGGCGAAAGTCAGCGACAGCAAGTCGAAGTTCGCCGACAACACGATCGACGAGAAATGGTTTCAGGGTGGGCTCCTAGCCATAACATCTGCGGGTTCACCAGGCAATCTCGCGCGTCGCGCAATCCGCTACCTGTTCTGCGACGAAGAGGACAAGTGGATCGAAAGCGCGGGGATCGAGGGCGACCCATTCAGTCTTGCGAAGAAACGCGGCGCTACCTTCCGTCATCGGTTTAAGGCTGTTCGTGCGTGCTCACCGACCGTACCAGGATCGAAGATCGACCTAGCTTACGAAGAGAGCGACAAGCGGGAGCTGTACGTCCCCTGCCCGTACTGCGGGCACTCGCAGTCGATGATGGGGAAGTTCTACAGCAATGTCATCTTCGATTCGACGTTGCCGAACAAAGCGGACTGTGCGGCAACCGCCAGGTATCAGTGCGAGAACGCAGAGTGCAAGGCGCTGTGGACAGAGTCGGAGAGACAGGCGGCGGTCGAACAAGGCCAGTGGATCGCCCACGCACCATTCCGTGGGATCGCCGGGTTCTGGATCAGCGAACTCTACTCGCCCTGGAAGACATTGCACGACATTGTGCTGGACTTCTTGACGAAGAAGGACAACCACAATCAACTGGTGACGTTCATCAATACGAGCTTAGCCGAGAATTGGGTAGACAAAGGCGAGGCGCCGGATTGGCAAGCGGTACTGGATCGGCGCGAACCTTATCCGGTTGGAGTTATACCCAAGGGTGGGCTGTTCCTGACAGCCGGCGTGGACGTGCAGCGTGACCGGCTTGAAGCAGAAGTGGTTGCGTGGGGCAGGAACAGGGAGTCCTGGTCGGTTGCGTATGAGATCTTCGAGGGGAAAACGTCCGATGCTGCGGTGTGGGGACAACTCGATACTCTGCTCAAATCGACGTTCCTGCATGAAGGTGGCGGGGCGTTGCCGATCAGCAAGAGCTTTGTTGACTCTGGGGATGGGACGACAACGAACGATGTCTATATGTGGGCGAGGAGACAGCCGCCTGACAGAGTTACCGCTATCAAAGGTGACATCCGCTCTGTGCTCCCCGTCAGCCAACCTTCTCCCGTCGAGATCACCGTCAACGGCAAGAAGTGGAAGAGTGGGCTCCGTATCAAGACCGTCAATGTCAACTTCTTCAAGGCGGAGTTCTACGCGGATCTCAAGAAGCAGGCGCCAACAGCAGAGGAACTGGCAGCAGGTGCCAAGTACCCCGCTGGGTATTGTCACTTCCCCGATGGTAAGAACTACGGTGACGAGCACTTCAAACAGTTGTGTGCCGAGCAGCTTATGTCCAGGGTTAATAAGCGGACAGGGCGCACGATCATGGAGTGGCAACAGACAAGGCCGCGCAATGAGTCGCTTGATGGGCGTATCTACGCGCGTGCCGCAGCATGGGAACTCGGTCTCGATCGCGCGACCGAGCAACAGTGGAAGCTCCTGGAGCAACAGGTCGCACCAAAGCCACCGGACACACTGTCTCGTAGTGGCGAGGCGAAGATGCCAGTAGCGACAACGGCGGCGAAGTCTGTAGCTGGTTCTCCAGGCTCATCCAGCGCGGAGGGGTCCGGGTCCTCAAATCGAGGAGGCCCCTCTGCACCGAAACAGGATAGCGGTGGGAGCGGTGGCGGTGATTGGTTCGGAGATAGGACGAAGGATTGGTTCAGATAGTCGGTAACTAATATGGAAACAGCACAGGTAGAGCGACCGACATCTTCGGTCCCCCGGCCTTATAAAGGCGACAACCGTCCCAAACGCTTCGAGGCATCGACGCCGCTTAACGCACAGCGGCCTGTGCGTTGGGAGTACCGGACGGACACGCTTGACAACGATGCTGACCTTATGCAGTACGGAGGCGAAGGGTGGGAGCTAGTGGCGGTGAATCCTGTGTTTCCCGATGTCGCTGGCCAATCACGGTATTACTTCAAGAAGAGGATGCAGCAGTGAGCGCGAATAAGATCACCCGCAAGACATTGTCGCTCGACGAACTCGCGGCGTTGATGGGCTACACACGCGGTGAGAAGATCGTGGCGATCGACTACCGCACCGAAGCTGGTGGGCTGGTGGTGATCGCTGAGCATCCCGAGGACATAGAGCCTACTTTACCGTTCACCGCTGATGCTCTGGAGGTAACCTAGATGCCTGTTATCTGGACCGCCGCCGACGTTCTTATCCTCAAATCAGCGATCGTCAAAGGTGAGCGGCGTGTACGCTTCTCTGATGGCCGCGAGGTAGAGTATCGGTCGATCGACGAACTCATGACGGCATTGAGTTTGGTAGACCAGTCGGTAACAAACCTGACGACTCCGGTGCAACGTGTTTCGTACGGGACATACAGCAAGGACTAGGACTAACCTATGACCAATGGCGACCGCACTCCCGTACCTCTGAACTGGCTGGATCGCACTATTAGTTGGTTCTCACCCAACGCTGGGTTCAAGCGCGCTCAGTCCAGGATGGCGGAGAACATCATACTGTCGTATGAAGGCGCGAAGGGCGGGCGACGTACGCAGAACTGGAAGACCTCAAACGCCGACGCCAACGCCGAGATAGCACCGGATCTGCAAACACTGCGGAACCGCTCTCGGGATTTGATTCGCAGCAATCCGCATGGTGCTCGCGCTGCCAGCATCGTGGTGAATAGTGCAGTCGGTACCGGCATCATTCCACAGGCGGCGAGCGACAACCCGAAGCTCAATATCAGGATTGATAAGTTGTTTGCCGATTGGGCGGCGGTGTGCGACGCCGAGAACCAACTGGACTTCTACGGACTCCAACAGCTCAACACACGGGCGATTTTCGAGAGCGGAGCGGCACTCATGCGCTTCCGTGGCCGTCGTCCCGAGGACAACCTGCCGGTGCCGCTCCAGCTTCAGACGTTGGAGTGCGACTACATCGACCTTAGTGCCTACCAAAACACCAGCGGCGGCGTCACCATCAACGGAATTGAGTACGACGCGATCGGTCGGCGCAAGAACTACTGGATCTACGACACCCATCCGGGGTCGGCAGTCCCCAACCTGACTACAAGCTGGCTGAGTAAGGCGGTACCCGCCGACCAGTTCGTCCACGCATACCGCAAAGACAGGCCGCAACAGACGCATGGGGTGCCGTGGCTCGCGCCGGTCATGATGCTGATGCGCGACATGGACGAATACAGCGATGCGCTGCTAGTGGGCGCTAAGATCGCCGCGTGCTTGGCATTGTTTGTGAGTCAGCCGGAGGGCGCGGGCGGCATTACGTTAGGGTCGAACGAGACAGAAGCCAGCACATCGAACAGAATTGAGACATTCCGTCCTGGAATGGTGATGTACGGGAGGGCTGGTGAAGAAGCACAGCCCATCGTACCCCCGAATCACGGCGGAAGCGTCGATTACCTCAAATATCTCCAGCGCGTCCTCGCGATCGGCATGGATTTGCACTACTCGCAGCTCAGCGGCGACCTGAGTGAAGTGAATTGGTCCTCTTTCCGCGCTGGTGACCGTGATTTTCGGTCCAATATCGAGGCATTTCGGTGGCTGTGTGTCATTCCGATGATGTTACAGCCGATTTGGGACCGAGTTATCAGTGCGGCGTACGTTGCGGGCAAGTTACCCGTTGATCGGTGTCCAGTAATATGGACGCCGCCGCCGTTTGTGAGCGTCGATCCCGTGAAGGACGCCGAAGCGGACGACAAAGAACTCAGCAATGGCACTTTGACATGGCCGGACGCGATTTTGCGTAAGGGTGGAGATCCTGAGAAGTGGTTGCAGCGGATTATCGACTCCAATAAGAAGATCGACGACGCCAAGTTGGTGTTTGGGTACGATCGGCGCAAAGTCACCGCCAATGGGATCGCACAGGTCGATCAGCTTGCGGTGGAGAAGGCGAAATCGGATGCGGCGGCGAAAGCGGCGAAGATAGTGGCGGATAAGCCAGCACCGGCACCCGTGCCTGCTGCGGCACCCGCACCTGTGGCAACTCCAGTCAGTAAGAAATCGTAGGTTCGTACCCATGCGGGTACGTGGATTGAAACGGTGCATCTGGCACCAAAGGAGATCAGTTGTGAAACGAAAAGTACCTATCCAACATGCGGTGCCGGATACCGAAACCCCAGCGTCGATGCTCCCCGAAGAGCGCTTTCAGGGTGAGATCGAGGGACTAGACGGCCAAGTCATTGCACGGGCATCGTTCCCCAAGCAATATCTTCTGTCGGAAATCCTCGCCGTAAAGCCGGAAGGGGATGTTACCGCTGCCGACAAACGCACCGCGCGTCTTGCCAACATGACGTGGTACTCGGGTGCCGCTGTTCGCCGCTATGGCTGGGACGGTCCATTCTTGTTGTCGTTCTCGATGAAACCCGGCGACATCCGAATGGGGCGGCTCCAGTCGGGTAACGCCCCGATCCTCAACGCCCATTCTGACTATTCGATCGACGACGTGCTGGGCGTTATCGAATCCGCCGAGATCAAGAACGGCAAAGGCACAGCCCAAGTACGCTTTGCTACCGACGATGAACTTGCCGATCGCGCCTGGAACAAGATCGAGCAGGGGATACTGCGTAACGTCTCGATGGGTGCGATCATCCACAAACTCCAGAAGACCAGCGCGGAGGATGTGAAGCCAGTGTGTTATCTGGCGGTCGATTGGGAACCTTGCGAAGTCAGCATTGTTCCGATCGGTGCCGACGCCGCTGCCATGATCCAGAATTCCGAGTCTCAGAAGTTCATGCTGATCGGTGACGAACTCCAAAGTGAGGCGGCTATCGTTCAGCAACCGAGTGTAGTTGAAGTGCGGGCTACAAGCCCCAAGGAGAATAAGGTGGTAGAGAAAACCCCCTTGAACGCGGGCGAGAGTGCCCGTACTGACCCCGAAGTTATTTCGACGGCTGCTGCCGCCGCCGCTGCCCCGGCCCCTGTCGCCGTTGCCGCCGCTGCTGCACCGCCCGTTGACACACAAGCGATCACGCTTGCCGAACGCCTCCGTGTTACGGAAATCGGCAAGGTCGGTCGTGCTGCCAAACTCGACCCCAAGGTCATTGCCCAGCACGTCGAACTCGGCACCTCGCTCGATAAGTTCCGGGAGGTCGCCATCAACGCGATGGCTGACGCATCCGACATCGGTGGGGAGATCGACGCCCACCGCCCTCTGCATATCGCCGTCGATGCCGCCGACAAGATGCGGGAATCGATGGTCGCGGGCGTCCTCCTGCGCCACAGTCCGCAGATGTTCAAGGACTGTGAAGAGCGCGGGCGGCAGTACGCGAGCTACCAGCTCGTCGATCTGGCCCGCGAGTGCCTGGAGACCATCGGTGTCTCTACCCGTGGCATGTCGCGCTCCGAAATCGCCGCCGCTGCCCTCAACGGTCGCATCTCACACCGGGAGAAACTCGGTGGCGGCTACGCCACTACCTCGGATTTCCCCAACATCCTCGCGCAGATCGCCGGTAAGACCCTGCGGCGCGGGTATGAACTCGCCCCTCGCACCTTCCTGCCGTTCTGTACCATGAAGACGGTGCCGAACTTCAAGATCCAGACCTCGCTCCAGACCAGCGACATCTCGGCGTTGGAGCTGGTGAACGAGCACGGCGAATTCCACACCACGACCATCAGTGAAGGCAAAGAGACCTATCAGGTCGTCACCTACGGAAACATGATAAACTTCACCCGTCAGGTGATCGTCAACGACGACCTGAACGCACTGGCCTCGATCCCGGCGAAGCTGGGCGCCGCCGCCGCCCGCCGCGAGAACATCGTGGTGTGGGGACTCATCACCGCCAACGCCGCTATGAACGACGGCGAGAACCTGTTCAGCGCCGCACACGCCAACCTCCAGACCGGCGCTGGCTCCGCTCTCGGTGTTACCGGCCTCGCTGGTGCCCGTACCGCCATGCGTATCCAGACAGCGCCGAAAGGTGGGATGCTCAACCTCGTCGGCAAGTACATGTTGGTACCCGCCGCCCTGGAGCTGACTGCCGAACAGCTCACCAATCCGATGGGACTGCTCACCAGCACCCTGGCCAGCACCGTCCCGTCGTGGATGCGCCAGCTCACCCCCATCGTTGAGCCGTTGCTCGACGCTAACTCCAGCGCCTACTGGTACCTCGCCGCCGACCCGGCGACCATCGACGGCATCGTCTACGTCTATCTGGAAGGCCAGCAAGGCGTGAACTACGAAACCGAACAGGGTTTCGACATTGACGGCACGAAGTTCCGTGCGCGTCACGACTTCGGCGCAGGCGTGATCGAATATCGCGGCCTCAGCAGGAATAACGGAGCGTAGGCGGCAGCAGCATAGACCGTCAGGCGTTCTGAGAAAGGAAAAGGAGAAACGAAAATGTTGAATTACATTCAAGAAGGTGAAGTACTCACGATTACGAACACCACCTCCGACGACATCTTGTCGGGGGACTTCGTGGTCGTCGGTTATCTGTTCGGGGTCGCGTGCGGAGACATCCTGGCTGGTGAAGACGGCGAGATCCAGACCGAGGGCGTGTTCGACCTGCCCAAGGACGCCAGTGTGTTTGCGGTCGGCGATAGGGTTGAATGGGAACCCACGGGCGGGACCGTTACCGCGAGCGGCAGCGGCTCCATCATGATCGGCGTTTGCGTACAAGCGGCGGCGACGGGTGCGGCCACGGTTCGCGTGAAGCTGTGCTCGTCCGGCATCACGGGCGCGTAGACAACAGATGATCGACTCCTGATATACTAGGAGCGTTCGTGCTTGTGTCTACGCTGTTCGTTGTCCTCTGTTCGTCCCGATGGGGGGTTGGCCGTCCACCAGCCCCCCAGCTTTCTTACCCTGCAATCTTGAATCCTAGGAGGTAACTGTATGCGTTCCCCAAACAAACTTCTCGTAGTGGCGATTCTGCTGTTGGCTTTCGGCTGGCTGCATTCGGCAACCAT